ACCGGCAATTTCAAGTTCTTCTTTCGACATCATGACATTCTTAACTCCGCGAGGTTGACACGGAGTTGGATGATTTTGTTCGAGTGCTATCCAGCCAAGAAATCCGGCCATCAAAACGTCATCGTGCCCGACCGCAACATTCCAACGAAAACCCATGTCCAACTTGGATTTTTTCATCTGCTCTACAAATATGCGATCCTTGGGAACGACCCGCTTATTGTGCAGTGCAGTGCGAAAAAGAGCAAACATCATTCGACGATAACGGTCCGAAGTTTCAAATCCGTAGGCCATGCCCTGCTTGGACACATCAGCTTTATCGTCGCGACCTTTCCAACGATATTGAACAGGATAGAACAGCCGATCACGCAGCGTACTCATCAAGATGTATCCCAGGTTGCCGGTCAACTCGATATTCAACATCGCGCCGTTGAAGTAGTAACCCAACGCCGCAACCAAAGGCGACAGTTCTTCTGGAGAGACACGCGACATATACCGAGCAGCAAGATTTCCGGTCTCGGCATTCCAGCAGACCATCGCTGAGTAATCCCCAGGCGCCATCGTAGATTCCTCGCCACGGGCCGTGTCTACTCCAATGAAATAGTGCATCCCTTTTTGCGGAGTCTCATACAGAACTAAAGGACCATCTGTACCTCTTTGAATTTCACCGTGTTTATTATCAGCAGAAAGCACACACCTGCCCTGCCACGGGGGAATCTTTACAACAGCGTTATCCGCGAATTGCATCTCTTCGATAGTGAACGCAGGATTTCCAGTCGCGATAAACGCTTCTTCTGGAGTTCCTGGAAACTCAGCCCTCCACCTTTCAAGGATGCCTTCACATCGAGTGGCCAACGTATCTCGAAACCACGCCACCTGACCTTTAGTGATAACCACTTTCTTGCCGGTCTTCCAGTGCTTGATGTCGTTCATCAAAAACTTTTCATACTCGTCGCGAGGGGCATCCTTGGCGAACTCGTCTGGAAGAGTGTAAAAATCGTCTCCCCACCAAGGAAGAAAAATCGGCAGGAATTCATTCTCTCCCGATAGTGCTCCCTCCCAATACTGGTAGTACGCTTCGCCTGGACCCTCCAATCCATTTGCCGTACTTTCAATCAAACAGATATTGTTGGGATCTGAAGACAGTGTGTTCATCAAACTCGTGAAGACACCCGGCTGGGGATAAAATGCCGCCTCAGTCATGTGCAAAAAAGAAGAAGTCAAGCCGCGCGCACCCTCGACCGTAGCGGCAGTGTGGTGCGTGTAAATAGAATCCGGGCCGTCAGAATGCGGCCATGTGAGGATCATCTTGGTGGGCTTAGGTGCATTTGGGTAAAGATCGCGACAGTCGTTATAGAACCCGCACGCCATCTTAAAATTCTCGGCAGCAACGTTGGCCTTCTGTGCAACGCACCGAGCCAGCGCGCCGGGATGGGCAACACAGTGCGCCTGCCCCAAACCCGTAGAAAGCAGAGAAATTCCAACTCTGCGAGCTTTAAGAAATGAAATATACAGCCTACGTTTTTTCGCAAGATGCGCTTTGGCCATCTCAAAAACTTCTTGCTGCTGGGGACGAAGAATGAAATTAGGAAAGTTTCCAGCATCGCGATCTCTGATCACAAGACGCGAAAAGAATTTTTCAACGTGATTTAGGTCAAGAGGGATGGCAAACTCCTACTTACTCACCAGTTTTATAAAACTCTCCATGCAATTTGCGCGCAGCTTCATCGCGAACTTGTACCGCCTCTTCCATTGTGTCGTATGCCCCTAAGTAAAGCTCCCTGCCCAAGCGCGACGACCTGTTCTGACTCAATCTCTGCGTCGGTTAGAACTGGAGAGACGGAATCCATCACTGCACCTTTCCCGACGGAGACTGCACCTTCCTCACCAGAGGCCCCGATAAATCCGTAATGATCCGCGAAACCAACTCCTCCGCTTTTCCTTCATTCGCCGCCTTCTCGTCCAGAATCCTTACCCCATCAAGCAGATCATCGCGCGTGGCCTTCTCCAACCCATCAGGAATGAGCAGCACCGGGTTCGCGTATTTCGATAAGCCAACGCCCTGCTGCGTCATTTCAAGAAACGTAGACATGGCCTCGGGCGACTTCACGATCAGGAGATCGTTCGGCCCAAGTTCGAGTTTCTGGACGGACTCACGGAGAATCTGGTCATATTTCTTGCTCACAAATCCTCCCCGTTATCTAACATATTCTTGATCCATCCCGATATCGTTAGCCGAAGCATCCCCAACATCTCGGGCTCAGAATGCGCATTGGAGCGAATGTAGCCCTCCGTTCCATCTTCATTCATAGCAATGATGATGCAGCGCGTTAGATACCCATCACTAAAATCCGACATGACACGCATCATCAAATCAGTGATGGTAAGAGAAGAATCCCGAGCTTGGTCTTCACGCGGCTCTGTCGTCACCGAATATCTCCTTCCTCAAGTCCATCAAACCGCAGCTTATTCCGTTGCTCCGGTGGCAACATCTTCTCGCGATTCCGTTCCCTGACGCACATCGGACCACAGAACCGATAAGGCATGGGCACGCCCGTTTCGGGATCTACCTCGGCGCCGGACATAATCCACTGCGATTTCCGCGCTTCTTCAAGTGTCTTCCCGCAGCCCGTACACCGCTCCGTGTTCCCCTCATCCATGCGCTGCTGCAACTCCGAGGCCGCCATATCACATTGGTGACGCATCTTCGCCAGAAGTTCCAGACCGGATGAAACAGGAATACCGCGAAAATACTTCCTCACCTCCAGTTCCGTCGCCGAGAGGGAAAGCCAGGCGGCCGTGACCGTAGCCGCTGCGGCAGAGTGAGCCGAACGCGGATTGACGGAAGCGGGAGCGTGACCGGGAGCAATGCCATCAGGATCGAGAGACGGAGTAGCAGATTCGGCTAGGGCTATCGCCGCCTCAGCCTCGGCGCGCTGAGCCTGCAAGGGGGACGAATGCTGACGGTTGGCAGGGACAGTTCCCATCCCCTGCGTGGGCTGGCCTGTGGTGACTGCGGCGAGACGTGACATAGTGGGTGATCCTTTCGAGTTCAGTTAAAGGTACGCTTCTTTCGCCTCGACACAGGCGTTTCCATGATCTTTCTGATTTGCATCGCTTCCTTTTTACTCATACCCAGTTCCATGCGAACTTCTTCGATCGTCGGCATCGGAGTACGAACGATGACTGGCTTGCGCTTGAGCATCAATACATCTCCCCTTCGCGTTGCTGCGACTCTTCCGACGACAATGGATTTCTAGCATCGCCGTACAAGTGCAACATCAACTCCGAAGCTCTCGCGACCCTCGACCAGTAAGCCTCCTCGGTCCTGAACTCCTCCCGCGAAGCCACGTGGTCGTCCATTTGCGGTGCCAGCTTGCCGCCGATCGCCATCTGGATCTGGCAATTCCCATTGCCGAGAACCTTGTACGAGACCAGCTCGAACTTGCCGTCGCGGCTGCGACGCGAAGCCGGGTCCCAGTCAATCCCTTGCTGCGCAGTCTGGCCATATAATCGAACCGGACGTTGAGGCGGAGGAGCGGTCAGCAGACGGCTATCGCCGGCCAATTGCTTCCTGACCTCCCGCCGGTAAAATTGATCGGTCATCACGCGCACGGAGAGCTTGCGATTCACGTCCTTGCAAGCCTGGCAACCGAACACGTAGGAAAAATCCTTATACTGGAGGAAAATCATCCGGCGAGGAAGACCGGGAGGATGCTGCGGGTTAGTGCAGTCAGGGAGAGCGCTGTCGGAGAGAGTGGCCATTAGACTTATCCTACCTCACCTTCAATGATCGATCCCACGTCTTCACCTGGCCCTCGCCGTGACAGACAGGACAGGCTCCCTGAAACCCTGCCTCGCCGACAATCTGACCGCTGCCGGCGCAGCGGCCACAGGGACGGCCGGTGGTGGCAAGGGAACGCTCGCGGGTGCGCTTGCGCGGGGCAGGAACCTCGGCAGGAACTTCCTCGATCTCTTGGCCGGTCTGCACCGCCTGCTGAGCTTGGTATCGCCGGTCTTCTGCCGCCTTGGCCGCGTCCGCTTCAGCCTGCTGCGCCTCGGCAAGAAGGCGATCCATCTCCGCTTCGGCCAACTCGGGAGCCGGTGGGGCCGCCTGGTCCTGAAAGATTCGAGGCTTCCTGCTTACAGGCTTGGCCACAGGAATGGCCACAGGATCGCTGGGACCGGGAGTAGGAGAAGGCTGCTCTCCGGTGGCTCGCTCACCTGTCACGCCGGATTCGAGATCGGCAGCAAACTGGTCCTGAATGTCATCGCCGAGATCGACGGAAAGATCAACAGGAATACGTTTCGATGCAGGCAACGTAATTTTCTCAGCGATCACCGATGCCGCCGCACCTGCGCCGTTCCGCTTCATCACACGCATCTCTCCGTCGGCAATGACGGTGACTTTCTTCGCCGAGGCTGCCAGGGATAACACCACCTGCGACATAGCCTTGCCGATCGGCCCAGTCGAGTTG